AGTTAAATATTATAAAATGGGATATTACACAAACGAACAGTTTGCTTTATTTGTTAAAAGAGGATTTGTAACGCCAGAAGAATATTTCGGATTAACTGGTGTTGAATATAGTCCAGATATGGCTCATGCCTAGAAAATGCATAACTTAAAATCTTTCAACTATGAAAGGTTGTAAAGTTATCTTGTAAGATTAGATAAATGTAACTTAATAAGGATTCTCCTACAATTAATATGTATTCTAATTGAAGGAGTGTTCGTTAATGAAAGGATTGAAAATTTTATTAATTCCTATAATAGTCATTATATTATTAGTAGTAGGATTACTTTTCGGATTGAGAATTTACGGTGATCATCATCCAAATAATAAAAGTATAAAAAGCTTCAATATGAGGAATCCTCTTGAACCGACAAAAGAATATTACGTAAAAACTACTAAACCAGTAAAAGAAAAGCCTAAAGAAGATGCAGATCAAACTCATGTATACGAAACAACAGGTTATGATAAAAAAGGTAACAGTAAAAAAATCAAATATGTAGGAATGAAAAGACTAAAACTCAATCACTATTTAAAAATTAAACAAAAATTAGATACAGTTAAAAGTTATGAAGAAGTTAAAAAAGATGACATTCCTAAAGAAGCACGTAAACATTTAAATTAATATATTAGAGTCTGGGACATAAATCCTAGGCTCTTTTATTTTACTATAAAGGAGATGTATTTTTTGAAAATTAACTGGATTAATCGTTTTAAAAACGGAACAACACTCACAGCTTTAGTAGGTGCTGTATTATTATTTGCTAAACAAGTAACCGAAGCATTTGGTATAGATATATCTAGTCAACTTGAAACAATCAGTAGTATTCTGGGGAGTATTATTACAATACTTGTAGCTTTAGGCATTGTTACAAACCCTAACACTAAAGGAATTGCTGATGCTGGTATTGACCTAGAACTAAATAAACCGCGTAATCAAGAAACGCACCCTGTACAGTTTAAAAGTGAGTCAGGCGCAGTAAAACCTGAAGTTTTCGACACTAATGAACCATTTACTGATGATTCTGATGAAGAAGAATTCGAATTTGACAACGGTGGAGGAGGAGCTCCAGATGAAAACACAATCTCAAATCAATAAACGCTTAAGAGATTATAAAAACGGTGTAGTAGATAGTCCATACAGAGTTAAACGTTGGACCAGTTATGATGCTTCCTTTGGTGCTATGGAGCCAGGTTGCATTGATAAAGACCGTGCTTATCACGCACAGTGTATGGACTTGGCGATAGATTATGTAATGTGGTTAACTGATAATCAAACAGAGATGTGGGGCGATGCTAAAAGCTCTATAATAAATAAATTCCCTAAAGGGTGGAAGATTGTAGAGAACAAGCCATCTACGATACCTAAAGAGGGTTGGATTGCAGTATTTACAAGTGGCACTTATGCTCAATACGGTCACATTGGTATTGTATATAATGGCGGTAATACGAATAGCTTCCAAATTTTAGAACAAAATTGGAATGGCTGGGCTAATAAAAAGCCTAGCTTACGATGGGATAACTATTATGGTTTAACACACTTTATTGTTCCACCGGTAGCAAAAGAAATAGAAGAACCTAAAAAAGATGTAAAATCAGCTCCTAAACAGTCAATTAAGAAAAGTAGTAGCATCAAAGTTAACACGCATCATATAAAAGGTTGGACTATGACTAAAAGAGGTCGTAAACCTAAAGGTGTAGTCATTCATAACGATGCCGGCACAATGAATTCAAAACAATACTATAACAATCTAGTAAATGCTGATTACAATAGATTAGCAAGAGGCATAGCTCACGCATACGCTGATAGAAACGGTATTTGGGAAGCTATATCAGAAGATAGAATTGCTTGGCATGTATCAGATGGTGTTCAACCGGGTTCAGGTAATTTTGAATTCTACGGAATTGAAGTTAATCAATCAATGTATGTAAGCGATAAAGATTTTCTTAAAAATGAACAAACAGCTCTTAAATTCGCAGCGCATAAACTTAAAAAGTGGGGGTTACCAGCTAACAGAAATACTGTTCGTTTACACAACGAATTTAGTTATACAGCTTGTCCTCATCGTTCAGCTAAATTACATGCTGGCATTGATCCAACAAAACAAGCATGGACTAAGGCAACACAACTTAAGTTAAAAGATTACTTCATTAAGCAAATTAGGGCATATATGAAAGGTAGTACACCTAAGGTTACTACAGTTAAAAACAAACCTGGCAGTGCTTCTACTCCGGCTAACAGAAGAGATATGAACGGTTGGAAAGTAAATAAATATGGAACTTATTATAAAACGGAACACGCAACATTTACACCTAATACTCCAATCAAAACACATTATGTAGGACCGTTTAGAAATTGTCCTGTGAGTGGCGTATTACAACCTGGACAAACAATAAAATATGACACTGTATGTAAACAAGACGGTCACGTTTGGGTGAGTTATACAGCTTATAATGGTAATGACGTTTGGTTAGCTGTAAGAACATGGAATAAAACAAATGATAGTTTAGGGAAATTGTGGGGTACAATCAATTAATCTGTTATAATACAATTACCACGTCATTATACAAGGGTAGTCACTATGGCTACCCTCTTATAAATTACAATTAATTATGTCTATAATATGAAAATGTTAGATTGATATTAAAAAAACATAGTTTAACACTACATTGGTTACACGGTCTGTGCTATAATTAAATTACATACAATTTAATCTTCTTTTTTACTCCTTTATAATTTTGCTACCACATTCTTTTGAGTGTGGTGGTTTTTTTATTTGTCTATATATAAGTGTTGTGTAACAAGAGGCACGGCAATAGTGACATAACACACATTAAAAAATAAAGTGAATTTTCTCGATATTTACAGTGTTTGTGTTGCCATTTTCATTTAATTTTCTAGGTATAAATTGAATATTGATATTTTCAACTGTACTTAATATTAGCTTTTCTTTTTCTTCCACAGTTAAATTATTCCAACCTTTAACTATAAAATTACTGATTGATCGTATTTGTTGTTCGCTTATTTCTTTTATAACTTCTGGCTCATCTTCACGTTTAATATCATCTAATAACCGTTGTGTTTCGTCCATAATTGTTTTAAATTCTTCTTCTTCAACATAGCCCATTGTATATGCACGTAATAATTTAGTGCGTTGTTCTTTTATCTTCTTTTCATCGTTTTCTATGTCATTTGTTTGTTGTTGTGGTTTATGTACTTCAAACCGACTCAAGTCCATTTCATTCAATTCATCAACAAACTTATCTTCGATTTCAGTTTCGTTAAACGATATATTTCTCACTGACTTGTCACGATGACACTTATCGCACATATAACGACGTACACCGTAAGGTTTACCGTTTTTAGGTTTAATAGTACCAGCGTATAAATGTAGTTTACTACCGCACTGTGGACACTGTATAACACCTCTAAAAATAGCAGGGTGCTTTGTCTTACTTCTATGTGTTCTGTTCTCTATAACATCGATAACTCTATAATAATCATCTTCGCTTATTACTGGTTCATGTGTATTTTCTATAAATATATCGCCGTGTTTAGTGTGACCTCGTAATACAGGATTTTTCATTATGCGTATAATAGATTGCCTATTCCAATTCTTAATTTTAGGTGGTTTCTTTTTACCGTTTAACAATCTAGCTATCTCACTAGCACTAACACCTTTTTTAAACTTGTCAACGATGTAATCAATATACTTCACATGTTCGTTTGGAACCAATTTACCATCGACGTTATCATACATAAATGGTTCAATTCTGATATATTTACCACTTTCAACAGCTGCACGACTACCGAATAATGAACGTTCACGTATCGTTTCACGTTCCCACTCTGCCATTGCACCAACGATAGTAATGAATAATTTACCTATAGCAGTAGTCGTATCAAAAACTTCAGTCGCACTTTTAAACGACACATCATTTTTTTCAAAGCGTTCTAACATCTCTAATAAGTCACGTACATTTCTAGTTAATCTATCTAGTTTGTAAACTAATATTAAATCAAATTGATCTAATCTATTAAATAACTGTTGTAGAGCAGGACGTTTTGTAGAACCACCACTAAAACCACCATCTGTAAACACTTCATATTGTTCCCAGTCATTAATTTCACAATAAGATATCAATTTACGTTTTTGCTCGTGTATAGAATGCCCGTTTAAATTTTGTTCTTGCGTACTTACACGTGTGTATATTGCTACTTTCATACTCTCACTCCCTAAAAAAGGTAAAAAAATAATAAGGGTACTAGGTACCCGTAAAATTATTCTGATGGTGTATTTTGTACTTCTTGTTGTCGTTTAGCCCAACTTTCGTAACTTTCGTTTTTACCTACCCAGATTGGACCACCTACATGAGCGTTTGGATCATTTGCTACTTTTTCACTTGCTTCTTTAGCAGCTTCATAATCACCACGACCATATCCCATTTGTGACTCATCGTGTGTAGTAGGTTTGTTTTTATTCCATTCATTTATTTGTTCTTGCGTCATATAACCATTGTTATTTTGTGATTGTTGATTACTATTTTGTTGTTGATTATTGTTAGATTGTTGTTGGTGGTTTTGTTGCGTTGGTTGAACTGTCTTAC